CCCCAATTGTGCAAAATCCGGTTATAGTCAACGCAAGTGAATGGATCAATCCCAGCATCCTTACATGCTTTGACAAAGGGTTGTGTGACAGCGGACTGACTGTCATCACCGTGACCCTTGTGCACCAGCCAATCCCTGATGTGTTCTGGAGGTTTCAAACCCTTCTCCTCAGCAAACTGCAACACCACGCAGTAAGAGAGCACAACATTCATGAGGCTGTTCATGACCAATGTAAGCACAAACCCACTCGGCATCGTACCCCCTGGCATAAAAATGGTGCCTTTATACAAAATCTCGAAACGAGACCACCATGTAAGGAGTGCACCAGCATAGACAGAAATCTGCTCATTATAGGTGCCCAACCTCTCGTGGATTTCGAGAACCAGCTGAACCATGACCAATAGGACCTCATAGGTCAGGTTTGCAGGCAGAATTTTGTCCCAAGAACTAACATCAGCATCAAAGCACCGGAACAACTTCGCCTCAGCATCCCAAGCAGCTACCAAAATTTCCATGGTGGACTGCTCGAAATGCGCGCTGGACATATCGAGACCGGCAACCATATCCCAGTGAATGGGGAAGGCATCAATAAGATAACAAAGAGGCATCATAAAGGTGCGAAAAGCAAGGTTCACGCCACCTGGCAAGACACACACCAAACGATTCTTCACCTTGACCGCACAGTCCGGTCGTTCCTCGAAAAACCGCCTGAAAGCCTGATCATCACCAACCTCAATGGAATGAAAAGGATCATCAGCCTCAACCCCCAATATATAACGGAAAAAGGATACCTTGTCCTTAGGGCCAATATCCAAATTCGAAAGATTCCTCGACACCACAGGGTACACCTCATCCTTAGTGAAACACGTAAGGTACTGATCCTCGGGCACCACACCCATAGCAAAGGCAAAAGCAACACTCAACGCTCCCTCCCATGAATGTTCTGAACCGGGGACGATGAAAAGTCCTTCAGGTGTGCGACTGACAACATCACTCTTCCGTGATCCCTTGACTGACTTGTAATTAGCTCCAAAGCTTGTTTTCATATCATAGCCAGGGAAAATGGAGTGACCCTTCTCAGCATAAATGCCTTGGAAGGAATCAGGATAATCAGCGACACAACAACGCCGAAGTTCATCAATGTTACACCTGTCCATAACCTTGTCCAAAGTCGCCAAACA